AAGAAGAACCTAAAACAATTGCAGTCATCACGGCAGATGATATTGATAGTGCAGAAGGTTTTAGAGTCAGAATTACCCCTAAATACGATTAGTGTCGAGTTTAAAAACAACACGAAAGGAGTAAGTGGAATGAACACAATCAAACCAGAAGTATTAAAAGAGCTAGATGAATTAATCGTTCAACTCATCAAAGATATAAAGGAACAACCAGCTACGGAAAAAATAAAAGCTCTAACTGAGTTGCTTTCAGCTAGAGCGAATATGGATTACTAGTCTTCTTTGGATGGTAACAATATAAAAACGTGAAATAGGAGGTGGAATAAATGCACCATTACATGACATTTTATGTAGAAGATGGAATCGAGTACGCAGAGGCTTGGTTACAAATTAATTTTCTAAGTTGGTGTTTTTGCTTCTGGAAAATTAAAAAGGCCATCTCTTAAGAGACGACCCAATAAAACTATTTTTTGACCAAATGAAAAAACGAAAGGAGTTTAAACCATGGAACAAGCAACAATTGATTATTACGAACCGATATTCTTTGAAGTCGTAAAAAGAAACCCAGAAAAATTTGTCGGATTAATAAAACCTTTTATTGATTCGAGAAGTAACCAAAGGTGGATAACGACTGAAGAGTTGTGTGAAGCGATTGGAACAAGTTCCAGTTCGTGGCATAAAAGCGAGATTAGAAACCATCCAGTGGTGGTTGCAGCAAGAAGAACAGACACACGCCCATACAAATATCAAGCGAGCATGATTGATGAAATTCAAAAGATATGGGACGGAAGGAGAAAACGATGAGACGAAAAAGAAAAACAAGAGTGCGATTCATCCCACTCATGAGATGGATGCTTCAATGGTACATCCTATCGTTTGGATTGATTATCGTAACGACGAGCATCGTGCTCTTGGTTGGGGAGGCGAATCATCAACACACAAATAAAGTAAACCTAATGAGAGAAGATAAATATATCGAGCCCGATTTTCAAGACACATGGAAAATAAAAAAAGCCGATGAAAACAATCATCGACCTAAAACCAATTAAATTATAAAAAAATAACTGCGAAAAAGCAAATTAAGGAGTTCAAAATCATGGAAGAAAAAATTGTTTTTAAAAAGAAAGTTATATTGCCAATATCACATAATGAACGATACCCAAGAATCAGAGTGGAAAGAGAAACTTATGAAGAAATTGTTAAATTATCACTCGTAACTGGACACACTCAAAATGAAATCACTACCGAACTTCTTAATTTTGCTTTGAAGCATGTGGAAGTCAGTGATGAAATAGAAATTTTTGATAAAGGAGTTTAAAAATGACAGTTAAAATCAACAAACTAGAAATCGAGAATGTGAAGCGTGTCAAGGCTGTCACAATCGAGCCTACATCAAACGGACTCACAATCCTCGGTGGAAACAACAATCAAGGAAAAACAAGTGTCCTCGATGCCATTGCTTGGGCATTGGGTGGCAATAAGTACAAGCCAAGCAAACCAGCTCGTGACGGGTCCATGAATCCACCAACACTAAGATTGGAATTATCAAACGGACTTATCGTGGAACGCAAGGGCAAAAATTCAGATTTGAAAGTTACGGATCCAAGTGGACAAAAAGCAGGACAACAATTGCTTGATTCATTCGTGGAAGAGCTCGCTTTGAACCTTCCAAAATTCATCGAATCAAGCTCGAAGGACAAAGCGAACACGCTTCTTCAAATCATTGGAGTTGGAGAGAAATTGTGGGAGCTCGATAGAAAAGAAGAACAACTCTACAACGAGCGAAGAACAATCGGTCAGATTGCGGATCAGAAAAAGAAATACGCAGCCGAACAACCTCAATATCCCGAAGCTCCGAATGAATTAGTAAGCATTGCGGACTTGATTCATGAGCAACAAGAGATTCTTGCACGTAATGGTGAGAACGCTCGGAAACGCCAAAATCGAGAAAATATCGTGAATGAAATGCATTTATCTGAAGCTCGATTGAAACAATTAAAAGAGCAACTCGCTCAAGAAGAAGCTATTCACGATAAACTCATGGGCGACTATATCGAAGCGAACAAGTCAATTGAAGGCCTAGTGGATGAATCAACTGAAGAGATTGAGAATTCAATTGAAAACATTGAAGAAATCAATCGCAAAGTTCGAGCAAACCTCGACAAAGAAAAAGCTGAAGAAGATGCAAAACAATACAGCTCTCAATACGACCAATTGACAAAACAAATCCAAGATGTTCGAGATGAACGCACAAGCTTACTCGATAGTGCGGACTTACCGTTGCCGGGACTTTCGGTAGAAGATGGTGAACTCGTCTTCGAGGGACAAAAATGGGACAACATGAGTGGCTCTCAACAATTAAGAGTATCGACCGCAATCGTTCGCAAATTGAAGCCAGAATGCGGATTTGTGCTCTTGGACAAGCTAGAACAAATGGACATTCCAACATTAACCGAATTCGGCAAGTGGTTAGAGTCTGAGGGACTTCAAGCCATTGCGACTCGAGTATCTAGTGGAGAGGAATGCCAAATCATCATCGAGGATGGCTATGTCGTATCAGATACGGTCACACCATTCCAAGACACAGAACCAACGAACGCTTGGAAGTTTTAAGGATAAGAAAGGAGAAAACACATGAACATAACATCTGGTAAACAAGCAAGAGCCCAACGTGTAGTGATTTACGGGACCGAAGGAATCGGGAAGTCAACACTCGCAGCACAATTCCCGGATCCATTATTCATCGACACAGAAGGCTCGACATCGAACATGGATGTCAAACGTATGGACAAACCAACATCGTGGACAATGCTCATGAATCAAATTGCATTCGTGAAAGCAAATCCGACAGTTTGCAAAACGCTAGTCATCGATACCATCGATTGGGCGGAATCACTTGCAATCGAGAGTGTGTGCTCGATGCATGGAAAGAGAGGAATCGAAGACTTTGGCTATGGGAATGGATACACGTATGTGCGAGAAGAAATGGGTCGCTTATTAGATAAGCTTCAAGAATTAGTGGACATTGGCATCAACGTAGTATTGACCGCCCATTCTCAACTTCGAAAATTCGAACAGCCCGATGAAGATGGAGCATACGACCGCTACGAATTAAAACTAGGAAAGAAAACAAGCTCACAAACCGCTCCCGTAGTCAAAGAATGGTGCGACTTACTTCTATTCTGTAATTACAAGACGATGGTAATGACCTCAGAGACTAAGAAAAAGAAAGCAACAGGCGGACAACGTGTCATGTACACGACACATCATCCAGCGTGGGATGCGAAGAATCGTCATGGGCTTCCAGATGAACTTCCAATGGACTTCGCTGCTATTGCACATATTTTTGAATCAAGTAAACAAAAAACTGTTGAGACTGTAACTCCTCAAAACGTGGGCGTTGGAAAAGTAGTAAGCGAGCCTCAAATTGATGAGCAAGTGCCCTCAGTTGATGAAGTTATCCCAGCAGGAACGAGTGGAACAGAAACTCAAGGAGATCCGTTCCCTCTTAAAGAATCAATCAATATACCAGACTCTATTCCAAACAGTCTGAAGGATTTAATGCTTCAAAATTCAGTCACTCCGAAGATGCTTCAAGATGTAGCCTTCAAGAAGGGACACTTCCCACAAGACACACCGATTGAGAACTTCCCTCAAGAATATTGGGCGTTCATGGTGACGAATTGGGCGGATGTCTTGAAATCAATCGAAAATACGAACAAATAACAAAGAAAAAGAAAGAGGTAAATAATTATGACAGAACAATACAACAACTTCGAACGTGAATTTGGATGGGACGACACTATCCAACAAGACTCAACATTCATCTTACTTCCTGTGGGGCTCTACGAGTTCACAGTAAAGGGATTTGAACGACAAAGACATACACCAAATCCAAACAATCCAGGAAAACTACCAGCGTGTCCAAAAGCTGTCGTAAGTATCGAGATTGAAACAGCTCAAGGAAAAGCAGAATTGAAACACAATCTATTTTTACACTCAAGCACAGAAGGAATGCTTTCATCATTCTTCGGATCTATTGGACAAAAACGTAAAGGCGAACCATTAAAAATGAATTGGCAAACAATCATCGGTGCTCGTGGCGTGTGCAAAGTCGGTATTCGTAAATACAACGATAACGAATACAACGAAGTCAAAGCGATGTTATATCCCGAAGATGTGAACCCAAATCAAGTCTTGAATCGTTCACAACAACCAACACAACAATTCCAACAACAATCAACTCAACCAACACAACAACAACCGTCTTGGGGTGCATTCTAAAAGGAGGGACATTGAATGGAATTACGAAAATATCAAGAAGAGGCTCGTGAGTCCATTCAACAGGAATGGGCAGAAGGTCGCAAGAAGACTCTTCTCGTCCTTCCCACAGGATGCGGAAAGACAATTGTGTTCGCAAAAGTAATCGAAGACCGAGTGAGAATGGGCGAGAGAGTTCTCGTCCTCGCTCACCGCTCTGAGCTGCTAGACCAAGCAAGTGACAAGCTGCTTCAAGCGACAGGGCTTCAAACATCGCTCGAGAAAGCAAGCTCCACAAGTCTTGGTTCATGGAATCGTGTGGTCGTTGGATCCGTTCAAACCTTGCAACAACCCAAACGACTCGCAAAATTCGAGAAAGAACACTTCGACACGATTGTGGTGGATGAAGCTCATCATTGCATCTCTGATGGATATCAACGTGTGCTCTCACACTTTGATAGTGCGAATGTGTTAGGAGTGACAGCAACTCCCGACCGTGGTGATATGCGTAATCTTGGGACATATTTTGACTCGCTTGCCTACGAATATACACTACCACAAGCCATCAAGGAAGGTTATTTGAGCCCAATCAAAGCACTCACAATCCCATTGAATCTCGACCTCTCAAGCGTGTCGATGTCACAAGGGGACTTCAAAGCGAGTGATGTTGGGAATGCGTTGGACCCGTATCTTGAACAAATTGCAAACGAGATGATGGAACATTGCAAGGATAAGAAGACGGTCGTATTCCTTCCATTAGTGAATACATCCAAGAAGTTCAGAGACATCTTGAATTCGAAGGGGTTCAGAGCTGCGGAAGTGAATGGCGAATCCAAAGACCGTGCGGAAGTCCTCGAGGATTTTGAGAACGGAAAATACAATGTCTTGTGTAATTCGATGTTACTGACCGAAGGATGGGATTGTCCATCAGTTGATTGTGTAGTCGTGTTAAGACCGACAAAGGTTCGCTCGCTCTACTCTCAAATGGTAGGTCGTGGAACAAGATTACATCCAGGAAAAGAGCATCTCTTGTTATTGGACTTCTTATGGCATACAGAAAAGCATGAATTGTGTCGACCAGCTCATCTCATTGCTGAGAACGAGGAAGTTGCTAAGGCTATGGTTGAACGTACTGAAGAGAACACAGGGGCAGAATTTGAGCTTCTTGAATTAGAAGAAGTGGCAAAAGAAGATGTGACCGCACAACGTGAAGAAGCTCTTGCAAAACAACTCGCTGAAATGCGAAAGAGAAAACGCAAGCTTGTGGATCCGTTACAGTTCGAAATGTCGATTCACGCTGAAGACCTCACGAGCTATGTACCAGCATTTGGATGGGAGATGAGCCCTCCTTCAGAAAAGCAACTTCAAGCATTAGAAAAACTTGGAATCATGCCAGATGAGATTGGAAATGCTGGGAAAGCTCAAATGATTCTTGACCGCTTGTCAAAACGACAATCTGAAGGATTAACAACACCAAAACAAATCAGATTATTAGAACGCTATGGATTTAGAAATGTAGGAATGTGGCAATTTGAAGCAGCCTCTAAGCTCATCAATCGCATTGCTGCGAACGGATGGCGAGTTCCTCACACCATCGATGTCCATACGTACCAAGGAGAGTGATTGAGTGGAAGACAACAACTTACTTGAATTATTAGAATACATCGACCCCTCATTCCTCAACTATCAAGAATGGGTGAATGTGGGAATGGCTCTCAAGCATGAAGGCTATTCGGCATCAGATTGGGAGTCGTGGTCGGCTCGAGATTCGGGACGATATCATCCCGGGGAATGTTACAAAAAATGGGATACGTTCCAAGGGACTGGCTCACCAGTCACGGGAGGGACAATCTTCCACATGGCTGTTGAGCAAGGATTCAATCCTTCTCAAGCTCATGATGATGGACGAGGTGCTCTCGAATGGGATTCTTCGATTCAATACGACAACGACTACAAATTCGTTGACAAAGCATGGATTGATGGGAAGGAGTTCCACGAGCCAAAGAATTGGAATCCTGTGCAAGAGATTATTCGATACTTAGATACATTATTCCAATCAGATGACATCGTGGCATATTCCACTCAATCATACGCCAAGACAAACGCAGAAACGGGAGAGATTGAGAAATATCTTCCACAGCGTGGAGCATACGACAGAACAGCAGGGAAGCTCATTGATGAGCTTGAACGATGCAATGGTGACATCGGAAAGGTTCTCGGAGATTACAACGAGCAAGCTGGTGCATGGGTGCGATTCAACCCCATGGATGGACAAGGAGTCAAGAACGATAATGTCGTAAGTTATCGCTACGCCCTTGTGGAATCGGACAACATGGATTTGGAGAAGCAAAACGCAATCATGCGAGAGCTTGAACTTCCAATTGCAACACTCGTATATAGCGGTGGCAAATCCATCCATGCGATTGTACGAATCGAAGCAGCAAACAAAGAAGAATACAAGAAACGTGTTGATTATTTATACAAGATTTGTAAGAAAAACGGACTCAACGTAGACGAACAAAACAAGAATCCAAGTCGCTTGAGTCGTCTCCCTGGATTCATTAGAGATGGCAAGAAACAATTCATCATTGATACAAACATCGGACACAAATCGTGGGACGATTGGTATCAATACATCGAAGATTTGAACGATGATTTGCCGGATCCAGAAGGATTGAGTGAGACATGGGACAATATGCCCGAGCTTGCACCAGAACTCATCAAAGGCGTACTTAGACAAGGTCACAAGATGTTGATTGCGGGACCTTCGAAAGCTGGGAAGTCATTCGGACTCATCAATATGTCGATTGCAATCGCTGAGGGCTCGAAATGGTTCGGTTGGGAATGTACGCAAGGGAAGATTCTATATGTGAATCTCGAGCTTGATAGAGCCTCATGCTTGCACCGTTTCAAGGATGTATATGCAGCAATGGGCATCGAGCCTCGAAACGTATCCAACATCGATATTTGGAACTTACGTGGGAAGACCGTTCCAATGGACAAGCTTGCTCCTAAATTGATTCGAAGAGCTCACAAGAAAGGTTACATCGCTGTAATCATCGACCCGATTTACAAGGTACTCACAGGGGATGAGAATAGTGCGGATCAGATGGCTCATTTTACTAACCAGTTTGATAAAGTCGCTACAGAATTAGGATGTTCAGTCATCTACTGTCACCACCATTCAAAAGGTTCTCAAGGTGGCAAGAAATCCATGGACCGTGCAAGTGGTTCAGGAGTATTTGCTCGGGACCCAGATGCACTTGTCGATTTAGTGGAATTAGAGCTCACGGATGAGATTATCCAACAACGATGCGACCAATTGGCTTGCGACATTTATAAGGATGCAATCAATCGCATGAATCGTCCTTACATGGAACAGTATATCGGGCTAGATGACTTAAGAAGTCCATATCAAATGCGTAATCATTTTGAGAAAGCGGTCGTGAATATCCAAGACAGATGGCAAACAAACGAGCTCATCAATCGAGAAACAAGCAAGATTCAAACGATGTCAGCGTGGCGTGTGGATGGCACACTTCGAGAGTTCGCTAAGTTCAAACCAAGAAATGTGTGGTTCAGTTATCCACTGCACATTGTGGACGAAACAGGAATTCTTGATGATATCGAGTTGGATGATTCAAAAACACCCCCTTGGAAAAAGAACTTTGATAAAAAGAAACAAGACAGAAAAGAAGAACGAAAAATCGCATTCGACACAGCATATTCAGCTCTAAATGATGGACTCGCTCCAGTCACTTCAGAGGCACTTTGTGAATATTTGGGCATATCTGAGAAAACTCTCAAGAGACGAATTAAGGAAATAGATGGGTATGAATTCGATGGTGAACAAGTCATTCTCAAAAAGTAAATTCGGAAAAAATCCTATTTTTGGACAGGACAAACTCGAGGACAGACATCGGGACAGACAGGACAAAACACCGAGTTTGTCCGTGTCCACGGTATAAAAATAATTAACCTAAAAGGTGTACTTGGACAGGACAAACTCGGGACAAACTTCGATTTTGTCCACGGACAGACAACCTATAACACTAAGAGTGTGTAATTGGGAAGTGTCCGAAGATTCGTCCATCGTCCATGATAGGAACAGAACAGGTGGGCTTTAGACTCCGCCCACCATGTCTGTCCTTTCTACCATGGACAAAAAGCAAAAATAAAAAATAAAAGTCTGTGTGTAATTTCACAAACTTAAAAGGAGAAAAAATATGGCACGTAAAAAATCAAAATTGTTGGAAGTCGGAAAAGAGATGCCGCTCTTATATCATTCATTTCCAGATGAAGAATATGACCCAACTCAATCTCAAGTGTTGGAATGGATTTCGAAACAACCTGAACTCATGGAATGGATTTTTAGACAATTGAAATCTACTGGATATGTTATCTATGAACCTCAATGGGGTGCATGGAGAGGTGTTGGGAATCATGATTGAATTCTTCATTCCCATGGAAAAGATTCCAACAACGACTCATCAGCAAAAGCAAGTGACTTGTAGGAATGGAAAGCCTCATTTCTATGAACCTCCTAAGCTCATACAGGCTCGAGCGAAGTATATGGCACACTTCTCTCACTTCGCTCCCAAAACGCCTCTACAGGGCTGTGTGAGGCTCACAATCAAATGGTGCTTCCCTCTAAAAGATGGAAAGTACAACGGACAGTATAAAGGCACGAAACCAGATTTAGACAACATGGAGAAATTGCTGCTTGATTGTCTGACCGATTTAGGGTTCTGGGAAGACGACAACAAGGTCGCTTCTAAAATCTCAGAGAAGTTCTATGCGGATCCACCGGGAATCTATCTCAGATTGGAGGAGCTTGAATGAAATTCGATTATAGAAAGTTCATGAATGAAGTGGTCGATTGGATTGAAGCTCAAGAAGATGCAGCTCAACGATATGGATTTGGTTCAGTTGAGTATTTTAATTGGGTATTCGAATCGAGTGGAAAGCTATGTGATAAATATGAGAACCATCCATTCGCTCTCAGACAAATGAGAATGGTCTACGAGCACATCGATGAAGCTGCTAAACAAATGAATTAAAGGAGTGATGCTCATGAACAATATAAAATTGTATGTCATTAGAGATGCTAAATATCCACAATGGTACTTCCAACATATCAAGGACTACTCAAGTATGATGGGTTATCTTGCGAAGAATCATCCACGATATACGCATAAATATACAACTGACATTAAACAAGCAATGCATTTTAAAACGCCAAATGAAGTTTTAGAGTTTATCAAAGAACATGCTATCGAAGGGACTATCGTAAAGGACCCGTATCAAGAACGAATTAGCAAAACAGCGTTTAAGTACATGGGTGAGAATTACGGTGAAGCGATCACGTACATCCATGGAATGATTGAAGATTCTAGTGACAAGATGTTAGCTGCTTCCAAAGCGTTAAAAGTGAATGCGAATACGTTGATTAAATTTATGAAAGACCCGTACTCGGTTGCAGCTCATATTCGAGATCGAATTGTAGAAAACTTGGTAAATCTAGAAAAGGCGGTGAAGTCAATTGGCTAAAATTGATTTTGAAAAATTAAAAGATGATGTTCACTACTTGATTGTGGCTCATTGCAAGTACAAAGACATGTCGATGTATGACAGAGCGTTGAAACAGTTCCAGGAAGATATCAACTACGGACAGTTAGAAGAGATGAGCTACAATGAACGATTCGCTTTCTTACTTGGATTTGAAACATCGTTGAAGGCGATTGAAACTATGACTTTAAAAGAAAGTGACAAGCTCAAGAATGCAGCTCGGAGATTAGATAAACCGATCGAGCAATGCGGACTAATGAGTGCTACATAGGAGGATAAATATGGATGATAAAAACGAAAGCGAAAAACTGATGGAAGAATTGAAACGAATCGGTGAAGGATTCAACAAGTTCATTGAATCAATAGGCGAAGCGTTGAATAAATTATTCTATCCAAAAGAAGATGAATGGGAGATGAAATGTCCGTATAAGATTGGAGATAATTATTGGATAATTTGTGACAGTGGGGAATTTGAAAAGGTAATCTGGAATGACAACAACCTAGACAAGGAAGTATTCATCGCAGGTAACGCCTTTCTAACTAGAGAAGCAGCCGAACTCGAAGCTAAACGCAGAAATCTACTAACACGATTCAGAGCGTTTCGTGATGAGTGTAATGGGGATTGGAAGGCGGATTGGAGTGATTATGATAAAAAATGGAGTATTTCTAAAGATAAAGATGAATTGTTTGATACATGGACAATGGGAATAAAAACCTTTGTTACTTTTGGCTATTTCAAAAATAAAAAAGATGCCCAACGTGCTATCGAATTATTCGGTGACGAAATCAAAGAATTGTTTGTGGAAGGTGAGGCATAGAAATGAATTTAACATACAGTGACAAATTCAAAGACTATATCGTAGAACAAAATG